AGCCAACCTTGCTGCTGGTTCTAATGTCTTGTATATCACAATGGAAATGGCAGAAGAAAGAATTGCAGAACGTATTGATGCCAACTTATTGAATGTACCCATTGACCAACTCGAAAATTTGTCGAAGGATATGTTCTCAACTAAAGTTGCAGATCTGCAACGTAAAACAAATGGTAAGCTTATTGTAAAGGAATATCCTACTGGCTCTGCACATTCCGGTCACTTCCGTGGTTTACTCAATGAATTGAAACTAAAAAAGCAGTTTGTTCCTGACATAATATATATTGATTACTTAAACATTTGCGCATCATCTCGTATGAAAGCAATGGGAGGATCAATTAATTCCTACACGTATATTAAAGCAATTGCAGAGGAACTTAGAGGATTGGCAGTTGAATTCAACCTACCAATATTCTCAGCGACGCAAACGACTAGGTCAGGTTTTAGCAATTCGGATGTTGGTCTGGAAGATACATCTGAGTCTTTCGGTTTACCAGCTACGGCGGATCTTATGTTCGCCCTTATCTCTACCGAAGAGCTTGAAAACCTGGGTCAGCTCATGGTTAAACAATTAAAAAACAGATACAACGATCCCACACAATATAAACGGTTTGTTCTTGGGGTTGATAGAGCTAAGATGAGACTCTATGATGTTGATGAATCGGAACAAACGCTAACACCAGATCAAGATACTCCAGTGTTCGATAGGTCTATCAGTGGAGAAAAAATCAGATCTGAAAAGTTCGAGGATTTCAAGTTATGATTTATAAAGGACCGGAATTAAGTACCTATTGGGGAAGTGATGAGTATGCTGATAGACGTGCAGAAGTACTGCATGATAAAGAAGCTGGTTTCTACGTTGAAATGTATTATAAAGATGAGCTCATAGAAACAAGACCACTATATGAACATAGTGAAAGATATGCTGAAGACTGTGCAGAAAATTACGTAATGGGAATACCAAAGTAATGCAAGTATTGTGGCACTTAATGTTAACTGTTTGTATGGATGGAACCTGTGCTAAGCAGGAAGTACAAAGATTTGATCCACCAAATGCTAAAGTAAAATGTGAAGTAATGTTGCCAATATATAAAGAAGTTCCTCTAGATAGTGAAGGTGGAACAGTTGAGTATATTTGCAAGCCATTAGGAAGTGTAGGTACATAATGCAAACAAGACTAATCAGTTATAGTAAACCACCGGAGGAACTCTATGTCGGTAACGATCTCCAAGAACTTATTGCGTACGCAGCCCGTGTCTCGAATCCCTCGAACCAAGATAACACCGAAACCTCGGAAAAATTATTACGATATCTCATTAGAGAAAAACACTGGTCGCCATTTGAAATGGTTAGCGCTTGCCTAGAAGTTACAACTACACGTGATATTGCAAGACAATTACTAAGACACAGGTCATTCTCGTTTCAAGAGTTTAGTCAAAGGTATGCTGATCCTACACAAGATCTTAAGTTTCAATTTAAGAATGCACGCTTACAAGACACAAAGAATAGACAGAATAGTTTAGATGTAAACGATCCTGACTTAAAATTAGAATGGTTGCAACAACAGGCGGAGGTAGTAAATGCTGCAAAAAAATCTTACAATTGGGCAATTGAAAATAATATTGCGAAAGAACAAGCTCGTGCAGTTTTGCCGGAAGGTATTATGGAATCCCGCTTGTACGTCAACGGGACCATTAGGTCCTGGATCCATTATATCGGATTACGTTCAGGTCATGGCACACAAAAAGAACACATAGAATTAGCCAGATCTTGTGCTGAATCTTTAGAACCAGTATTTCCTATGATAAAAGAATTTTGTAACTAACCGAAACAGAAGGGAGAAACATATGTTTCGAAAATTACTAGTAGCGGGTGCAATGTTGCTTTCCGCTTTAACTATGGCTCATGCAGAACCAGTTAAAGTTGGATTCGTATACGTAGGCCCAGTTGGTGACCATGGATGGACATACCGTCATGACATTGGTCGTCAACAAGTAGAAGAAGCTTTTGGCGATAAAGTTAAAACAACTTACGTTGAAAGTGTTAAGTATGGTCCAGATGCTGAGCGTACAATTCGTATGTTAGCACAAACCAATGATATTGTATTTGCCACATCATTTGGTTATATGGAGCCAATGTTAAAAGTTGCCAAGGAGTTTCCTAACGTATACTTTGAACACGCTACGGGATATAAGCAAGCAGATAACATGAGTTCTTATGGATTGCGTCTATACCAAGCACGCCATGTGCAGGGTATTATTGCGGGTATGATGACTAAGACTAATAAGATTTGTTATGTTGCTGCATATCCTATCCCTGAAGTTATTCGTGAGATTAACACATATTATATGGGTGCCAAGAAGATGAATCCGGATGTCGACATCGATATCGTATGGGCAAACACTTGGTATAATCCTAGTAAAGAAGCAGATGCTGCTAACGTTATGATGGCAGAAGGTTGTGATATGGTAGCACAGCACACTGATTCTCCTGCACCATTACAGGCTGCGCAACAACAAGGTAAGTTAGGTTTTGGTCAGGCAAGCGATCAATACAAATTTGCACCTAAGGCACAGCTCACAGCGACCATTGATAATTGGGGACCTTATTACATTAAGAAGGTTGGCCAAGTTATTGCTGGTAACTGGCAAAAAGAAAACTATTTTGGACATATGAAAGACGGGGCTGTGCAAATGGCGCCATTCACAAATATGCCTGAAGATGTAAGGATTAAAGCACAAGAGATTAAAGATATGATCTCTCATGGTCATTACTTTGCATTTACAGGACCAATTAGAGACAACACTGGTAAGCTTCAATTGAAAGACGGTGAAGTCGCAGATGATATGCATCTTAATAGTATGATGTACTATGTAGAAGGCATTGACGCTACGGTACCGAAGTAATGATTCCAGTAATTGATTTCACTAGTGAATCAGTATTGGACCAGATACGCGAGGCCTACACTACCGTAGGCTTCGCAGTATTTACTAATACACTCACATCTAATGACCAGCGTATAATGTATCGTTGGTTTGAGGACATGAAAGGTTTCTTTGAATTAGACATAGAAACTAAAAAGCAATATTCATATCAAGCTGAAAATAATTTAGGATATAGCATAATGGGTGCAGAGAATGTAGATCCGACTGCTCCTAAGGATATGAAAGAAAGTTTTAATTACAATAATACTCGAATGCCAGAAGAACTCTGGCCGCGAGAAGTAGAAGGTTTCAAAGAGAATGGTTTAGAAACTATTCGAATTACAGATGATTTAACACTGAGAATTTTAGAAAAGTTTGATACTATTCTTGATACGGGTACTACACTCGTGGATGCACACCAAGATCCTTATAATACCACACGTGTTATACACTATCCCGCGTACACGGGCCCGCTCGAAGATAAACAAATGAGAATTGGAGAGCACAGCGATTACGGTACTATTACGCTTCTGTGGCAGATTAACGATGTTCCGGGACTCGAAGTACAAGATCTCGAAGGATCATGGCACGCGGTGCCGTATGCAAATGATGGAGTAGTAGTTAACATTGGTGACTTACTACAACGTTGGACTAATGATTACTTTGTGAGTACAAAGCATAGAGTTGTAAATACTCATATAGATCAGACACGATATAGTATGCCACACTTTGTAGATCCTACACCGGGTACTATGATCGTAAATCTTAGAGATGAACCGAGTAAATATGATCCGATTGAAAGTAAAGAGTACTTAATGTGGAGATTAGCACAGAGTTATTAATTGCATTTTTTTTCAAATAAAATGCATTTTATGGTGTACAAACGGAAAAAACTATGGTATAATAGATCTATAAAATGGAAAAGGAAGAGGAGTCCTTAATGTCTAAGCCAATTTCAAATGCAGCCTACAAGAAGTTGATTCTATCATTGTCTATAGAAAGACAAATCGAAAGTGTAGAGCGTATGCTTCGTGTAATTCCACATTGGTTGATGGAAGAAGCAGCACGTCCAATCCAAAACGAGAAAGTTATTAAGCATCTCGAGTCTCGCTTAAGACAAGCTCGATTAATGATGTCTTCAATCATAGCAAATGGAAGGGTTGTATAATGTTATTCTTAGACAAGTACGAATTACAAGCACCAAAGAAACGAGGTGCTCGATCTGAAGAGCAATCTTTAGAAATGTTTCAGTATTTAGCTGAAAAAACATATCAAATAAACATGTCACAAAAATCAGCAAATGTTGAAACCATGAAACAAATGGCTGGCACGGTTGGCGAGAATATGATCGCAGATCTTACAAGAGGACAAGTTGTCTTAAGAGAATTTGATGTACTTGTATTAGAAAATCAGCGTTTAACTAACGGAATTGATCTTCGTATTGGAGACCGAATAGAAGTAAAGAGCGCTGTAATTCAATCTGATGGTTCTTGCATTGCATATAGTTTGTCTGGTAAAGAAAAACATTGTGATTTTGTAGCTTTAGTTGATATGACTAGACAACAAGACGAGATTAGAATATCGATTATTCCAACAGATGTTTTCTTTACTTATGGTGCTTTCAATGGAAACAAAGAAAGATTCGGCTGGAGTGGAAGTTTTAACAAAAATGATCGTATTAGAGTAAAAAACACAGAAATGTTTTTAGAATATGAGGTGTGGGGTCAATGAAAAAGTTAACCAAATGGTATTTGATTGCATGTGCTTTGTCATTCGCCGGTGGATTATACACAGGAAAATCAGCTTTTGCTTCAGTTGCAAACGCACATCCTTTCCACTCGCCAGATGCAGAAATGAAATGCATTGCAGATAATGTATATTGGGAAGCTCGTAATCAATCAACGAAAGGAATGATCGGTGTCGCTCTTGTCACTCGCAATCGTGTTAATGATAGTCGTTTTCCTCACTCATATTGTGAGGTTGTTATGGAAGGACCTACACGACCTTCGTGGAAA